GAAGGCACAGATAGATGATGTGCTTGGTCTCTTAGGAGACTATCCGCATGGTGCAATCGATATCGATTTCACTAAGAAACAGACCACTAGGATGCTGAAAGTATCCTGTGGCAGTTGCGACTTTCACTTTCGTACTAGTCGCAAGAACGTAGACATGCTTGACTTGGAAACTGCACCTTGTCCGGCTTGTGGACAGACTGACACTCTGTTCGTTGTTTAAACGCAGTAAACTATTGGAGATACAACATGAATGTTGATTTGATAATAAGCATTGTTGATAGTGCAAAAGCAATGTTTGGTTTCCCTTGCACAAAGGATACGCTAACCCAAGGAGAGCGTAATGTGTTGAAAAAATTAGCAGTTGCCTATGGCAAACGTGCTAGTCAGATGTCCGATGAGGAACTCATCGACCTGTATAACAACATCGATATTACATCGCTCAGCGATGCTGATGGGGATGCTGATGATGCAGATGATGCAGAGCCACATGGTGCAGATGATGCAGATGGTGCAGATGATGCAGATGGTGCAGAGGATGAATCCGAGGATGAGTCTGATGGCGATGGTGGTGATGATGAGTCTGATACTCCACCGGAGTATGAGCCTAAGAACGCTCTTGAAAAAGAGATAGTTGATATCATCAGAAAGGTTCATCCAACATTGGATGATGGTTGCCATGATGGTGTTAATGAAAAGCAAATCGTTGATTTGATTGAAAAGCATGGCGGTGGCAGAACTGTGGTTGAGATACCCAAGCCAAGCGGTGCGGTTGAGTTTGATGGTCTCATGCATGAGAAGTTGCCACAGGTACTCAAAGCCTTGATACGTGGTGATAACGTACTTCTTGTAGGCGGTGCGGGTAGTGGTAAAACCACAATGGCTACGCAGTTGACAGACATGCTAGGCAAAGCCTTCGACCAAGATGATTACCAATTTGGGATGTCCGGTGCTATGTTCCAAGCTTACGAAGTAAGAGGTTACATGGATGCCAATGGCAACTACGTTGAGTCCTCATTCGTCAAGTGCTTTCGTGATGGTGGTTTGTTCCTGTTCGATGAAATCGATGGCTCTAATCCTCAAGCATTGGTTGCACTCAATGCATCAATGGAGAATGATGTGGCTGACTTCCCTTGCGGTGTGGTCAAAAAGCATCCGAACTTCCGCTTGATTGCTTGTGCCAACACGTATGGCAGAGGTGCAGACAGGGAGTACGTAGGTAGGAATCAGCTTGATGGTGCAACCATTGATAGATTCAAGCCGGTAATTAGCCTTGACTATGACGAAAAGCTTGAGTTGAAAATCAGTCCTGATAGAAACTTCACAAAGATTGTGCAGAAGTTACGTAAGGCAAAGGATGACATGAAGATACGTTGTGTCATATCACCTAGAGCAAGCATCAAGGGTGGACGTGCAATACTTGATGGATGTCCGCTTGAAGAGGTGCTTAGTCAGTACGTATTTGGTGGCTTAGACGATGATACTGTGAAGAGGATTCGTACTGAAGCCGGTGTGTAAGACTGTTTAAACAAGGAGAATATTATGCCTAGTTTTGCGAAAAGATATGAATCGTTTGACGATTTCATAAGACACGTAACAGATGATAGCTTGCCTACATGGAAATGTACTAGAGCATCCGAAGATGCGCCTAGCAAATGGAATGGCAACGTGACAGTAGCCGAGGCGGTCAAGTTGGCATCCTTCGGATGGAAAGAAGGACGAGAGCAAATGTCTACTGAGTTGGATATGGCACACAATGCTACATCCTTTGAGAGACTGCCATCGTTTGAGTATGACGTAGCCGGATACATGCCTAACATACCATTGTATGTGTCCGGTTGCCCATCACACATGATGAGTCCGCTTGGTAACGAGCAGTCTATGGGCAGAGTCGTTGAGTTCAAAGTCAACATCAGCGCATCAGCTTTGTATGATGCAGAGGAGTTAATGCGTAGAGGTGCAAGCATCTTGTCGCTTGTTGATAAGCTTGAAGATGCCGGTATGTCCTGTGCCATAACTGCTTGCGAGTACACTACCGCAAGTAGTGGCAAGGGTAACTTCCTGATTGAGTTCCCTCTCAAGAGAGCCGGTCAGCCTTTGGACATAGACAGATGTGCGTACTGCCTAGTGCATCCATCAATGTTACGCAAGCTTTGCTTTGTGGAACAGGAGTTAGAGCCTAAAGCAGAAAAAGGATGGTCTTATGGCTATGGTAGACCACAAGATTTGCCCTTACACATGAGGCTTGGGTGTGTGTACTTTCCGGAAATAAGTCACATGAATGGCAGAACTGTGGAAGAGCAGATGTCTAAGACCATCGATATATATGAACGTCAGACTAAGGGTATGGATTGGGATGGCACTAAGTTAGAAGATAAGTAGTAAGTATATGAATGTATATGAATATACTTACTACATATAAGGAGTGATATGAAATCGATAGAAGAAAGAATCAACATGGCTATTAAGTTAGCCATCGCTGAGGAAGAACCTAAACTTAAAGAAGGTCAAACTCTTAGAGTTGAGGTGACACGTGAGGCAGAAGGTATGCGAGTACATGCATACCCTGTAGATAAGATAACAGGTGAACCTGTTGAAAATAAGGAGAGTGATGATGCTTAACATCATAATAATAGTGGCAACTGCTATGGGATTAGTTGCATTTGGTGGTCTAGGTTATACCTATGCTATGTACTTACATTTTGAAAATTCACTATTGGATTTGTATATCTTGTTTGCATCAGGTGTAGGTGTTGGTGTATGTACACTAGGCTTGTGGAACAGCGTGGCTATGGAGTGTTTAAACAGAACGAAACCAAGTAACCGCAGAAAGTATAGGGGGTTTGCATGAGTCAACCGGACTATGAAATTGACTTCGACATCAATGAAGATTTAGAAGTTGAAAAGCAGATATACAAGCAAGCCTTGCAGAATCTGTACTCAGCGCAAGACATGGTGTGCGAACTTCCTGAGTGTCAACAAGAACAGAACGCAATCGAACAGGCTATACATGCATTGGAATCGTATGGCGATAGGTTCTTAGAACATGATATTTAATAGGAGAAAATTATGCAATTTAGCAAAAAAGA